CCTGAAGATAGCTTTCGCCTGTTTCTTCTTCGTAATAGTGTGTTACTGTTATATATAAAAGAGAGCCTTGGGTAAGTTCAAAGCTCTCTGAATAAAAATATCCGTCATATAACGGTGAAAACTCACTATCATACAAACGGATTTCATGGTCACCCAATATATCCTTTTGTGTTATTCTGTACTTACCATCAGTTTCCGGAATAAAAGAATATATCAGCATTTCTTCTTCAGTTGTCTTTATATATGCTGAATTTACCGGCTGTATAGGTATTAGTTTATCATCGACATTTACAAGTATATCTGTCACCGGTTTTAGAACTCCGTCTATGTTTACATACACCTCGTTCACTTGCTGTTTTAATTCAGAATTGTTTACAAATAATCCATACTGAAAGTTCCCGGTTGTAAGCTCCTGTATTTCAATATTTTCTGTAATTTCAAGTTCTTCTACATAAAACCATGAATCCCATGTTCTGCTTGAACCGGGATTTGATGCCGGAACAACAGCAAACTTTGTAATGTTATAGTTATCAATATCACAGTCAATGGTATAAATACCGTCATCCGGCATTGTAAAGCTTTCAACATCAATCCAGCCATAGTTTTTTCTATGCACCATAAAATCCCACTTTAAGCCATATATAGTTCCTGAACCTGTGTTATCAATTTCAATGCTAACCTTTATATGGCTGCATTTTGGAACTGTGTTATTAAATACCATCGGATATGTATATGAACCATTAATCTTTGTTCTGCTCTCCTCCCACTGTGTCTGATACTTACCAATTTCACCGTACCCGCAATATGGATAGTTATATTTAAAATTTATATCTGCCATAGTTCACCTCAAATCTTAATAACGATATCACCGTAGCTTGTTGCAGGTGGGGTTTCACCGCTTGTCCAGAATACAATATTCCGCACCTGTTTTGTGGTGTAGGATGTATTTGAATAAGCTGTAAGCTGTGCTGTCATCGTTGTTGCCACATTCTTCCTCACAAAGTTGTTATCAACATATTCCTTGTTTACAATATCCTCTTTTGCTGAAGGTGTATGAACCTTAGCTCGTCCCATGCTGTCTCTTATAATCAGTTTATTTGACACCTTATCACTTGTTGCTCCGTCAATTTTTTGTTTATCCACACTACTCATAAATCCGCTTGAATTTACAGTTGCATTAGCATGTATTCCGCTTGATATATGATTACCGCATTCTTCAAGAGTAACTGCCGGAGCATCCCTCCATGAGCCTTTACCTGTTATGGCTTTTATCCTGTTTGCAAACCATCCAAGCACCAATGAAAGCTTACCTTTATTCCCATCAGGCTCTGCATCCGCTACTGTCGGTGTTAATATTTCATCAAGCATATCAAGATTATCATTCAGAACACCTATATCTGCATTTTCGGAATACAGTGGTTTCTTTAAGTTGTAATTTGATGTTTCCTTTGGCATACCATCACCCCTTAAACCAAATCATTATTTTATCATCCGATATTCTTTTCAAAACTCTATATCCGTTCTTTACAGATTTAACTGCAATTCCTCCCGGACCTGTTCTGCATAAATCACCTGCTGTTAATGTTCCGTCATCATAAACTATCAGCTTTCCAAGAACACCAACTGCCGACCATTCAGGGCGTTTGTTCCTCGGAATATATTCTTCATCATTGTTCCATTCAGGATTTATAACGGGATGTGTTTCAATATGTTCTTCAATCAAAACATTCCCTTCTTCGTCTGTTTCTTGCGGCACAACTACATCATGATATTTAATTCTTCCGAAATCGTCTGTTACAAATTTATCCTTCCAATGAAGCTCTCCGCTGTCACCTATAATTGCAGGTGTGGCAGAAACTATTCCAAGAGGTTCGTCATAGTCATTACACTTTACTATTTTTTCTCCCTCAAGCTTAACAAAGTACCCTGCTCTGTCTTCATCCTCCGGGTTACCGTCCGCCCATTCAAAGAACTCGGCATAATCGGCACAAGGTGTTGTGTATGCACCGTCTGCATTGACTCTTCCGTCAGAAAGCACTTTAAAAGCCAGGCCTTGTTCTTTTAGCGATGTACCGTTTGCCAAAGCAAGAGAATATTCATCATCTGATGTTCCGTACTTTCCAAAAATAACCGAACCGTCCTTTGCAGCTGTTACATACATTCCATGTGCAAATGTATATTTTGATGTTGCAATAGCATGATATCCCGATACTATATCGCATGTTGAATATGAACCTGACGTATCTGCCACAAAGATATTTTTATCAGGAAAAAGGGATTCAGGGTAATATGTATTAAAATACATACCCAACACAGTCAGTTCCGTATCAGTTGCAGCATCAATTATACCTTCTTTCAGTGTATATGAATTCATCTTGTTATAGGATCTTATTATTATTTTCTTTCCAACTAATCCCGATATATCCTGTCCGCTTTCAATTTTTATTTTGTTATTGGCTCCATCTATTGACACACCTTTTAAGACTCTTCCTACAATCCTTGTGTTATATCCAAAAGAAGAAGAGTTCTGAACATAATTATATGAAGAATTAAAAGCTGACCCGTATGAGCCTTCACACCTTCCCGAATTTGCACCAAAGGAATACTGTGCCAAAGCATATGCCGAGCCAAAGGCAGCAGCATTTGTGTTTTCTGCTCTTCCGGTATTTGCGGCAAATGAACCGTTTCCTGTAGCCTTTGCATTTGATGCTGCAAAGCTGTTATTTCCAGTTGATTCTCCCCCAAAAGACATAGAAGTTTCTGAACATTTAAGTGTTGACGTACCGCTTAAAATTACAAATTCATTTACAAATATCGAACTAACTATATTACAAGTTTCTGTAGGTGGTACAACATTTTCAAAAAATTCTTCTAATGTAATCATTCCCGACTGTGTGTTTTCATCGTACTCCACTTCTAATACTTCTCTGAGCATCATCGGTGTGGTTGATGTTTTAAAGTCCATATAATCTTGCGAAACCCAGTCTATGGTCATATCAAACACAACCTTATCGCCTGCATTTATTGGTGACTCAGATGTGTTCGTATTAGTTGAAGGCAGATAAAAATTGAGCTGTTTTGTTTGTGTATCTACAGTTGAAATACTAATTATGCTCTTATCATACCTGCAATATTTATTCCCTATAAAGTTTAAATTATCAGCATTTATAACATTATCAGAACCGATAATCAGATTATTGTTTCCGTACACAATATTGTTTTCTCCGATGATTATATTATTCTCACCATCAACATATATCTGTTCAAAGCCTTGTGTGTTCCCATTTGCAGAACCGCTTCCAGAAGGTGAACCGTTGGAGCTTCCTCCACCACCTGTACTGTATAATTCATTTATTGCATCAACTACAACCTTCGCTACAGTCTTTAATTTTTCAACATCACCCACGTCTTCATAGGTTGCAAGACCTATATCATTAGGATGTATATCTGCCATCACTCTTCCCTCCTTGCATATGCTCTTCCGTCAATCCAAACCACTACTGCATTTCCGTTATTATCAGGACAGTAATATACTTTACCGTCATCCGAAACATTTATGTTTTCTTTTACTTCAAAGGATAACAACCAATCCCATGTGTATGTATTTACAGTTTCCCAATTATTAAGGCTCTCCAGAATATCCTGCCAAAGCCTGTATGTAAAGATGTACTCAACAGCCAAGTGTGCAGGCTTTATTTCCTCAATCATTGCCTGGATATCAGAAATGTTATACGGAATACCTGTACGGGATGTAAATTTAACAGAGAAACAATATTCTGACGGATACTCTGTAATTTCAATGTCACCGTTTATGAAGGATGCAGCAACATTCTTCATCATTGTTTTGGTTACAGTTCCCGTACCACGGAGCTTTGACAGCACTCGTCCACGTCTTGTTTCAATATCCGCATTCGTGTCTGAAATCAAACCGACATCCTGTTCATGTAAGTCTATGTTTTTATCGGAAAGAATTACAAAGAACTGATTTTCGGTAAGCTCTACGGTGTTTTGAAGTCTTGTAAATTCATTCTCAAGGCTATTTAATATTTCATTCATCACCCTTGATTTTTTATAATATGAAGGAATACCGTCAAACAAAAGTAACACCTCCCAATACCGGAACTTCTGTTTCAGAAATCTCAACATTATCTGTTGCTCCGTTTATTAAAAGATTAGTGTAATCACTTACCTCATCACAGGCAAGAATGCATCCGCCAATCTGTGCATAGGAAATGTATGTATTTGAAAAGGCATTCTTCTGCAGATACTTTGTTATACTTTCGGATACTTTTGTTTTTGCAGTTTCCATATCAATATCGCTTGCTGTCACAACAGAAACTAATATATCTATAACCTTAGGTGATGCACTCTCAACTGTTACCTCTGCACCTATAGGACGGTTTTCTTCGATATGCTCTGCCACGTCTGCAATCAGCTCATCGCTTGCTGTTCCTTTATTGGCATCTATTACTATAACCTTAACGGTACCATTTCCGTTCCATAAAGGAATACACTTTGCATCCCCTACGCCACTAACTTCCTTTGCCCACATAATATAGTGATATTTACTGCCGGAGGTTGCAGGAAGTGACACCTTTTCAAAATACCGCTGTCTTAATTCGTCATCAGATTCTTCATCAAATCCGCCTTCTGCTGGAGCAGGGTTTGTAACCGAAACCAAGCCCGGCAATGTAACAGGAAATCGGTTTATTGCTCCAATCGGAATATTTCCGACAACACCGGGAGTATCGCATTGAACCGTAACATCTACAGTTTCACTTTCTCCAATTATCTTATTCTCAATCGAAGTAAACACCAAAACATCTGATGCAACTTTATCACCAACAGAAACGGAGCTTCCCGGTAAGCCTGTGATGGTTACAACAACTGTTGATGCCGTTGAAGGTTTCCTTGTTATACCTTGTTCTGAAACTTTAACGTCAAGATATTTTCCTGTGGCCGTCAAAGCAAATCCGTTCTTTAAAATTTCCTCCGCCTTTTTATATATCAACGCCATTATTTCAGCTACAGGTTTATCAATGTCATAAAAAAATGAGCCGACAGATTTATCGAACTCATCAGATATATCAGACAGTAACCGTGATAGAATTTGCTCCTGTTCCATTTAAAAACACCTCCATTTGTACTGTAAGGTTATTTACTCCCCTTGTTATTTTAAAGTTTCCGACAGCTGAAATCTGTGGATTTTGAAGCAGAGCTTCTTCAATTTCACGTTTTAGTTCAGACTCTATGAATTCAACTGTGTAGCTGTTTCCGATAATTAAATCCTCAAGATGGCATCCGTATTCCGTGTTATCATAAATTAAGAATCTACCCTTTTCAGTCCTAATTATTTTTTCTATCCATACCTTTATAGCCTTAATTCCGTCACACTCTACAAGTTTTCCGTCCTGAACAACAAAATCCCCCTTCTCAAAATCAAATAAATATGACTTTGTTCCGGAGGATTTTGGTTCTGTATTTTGTTGTATTGTTTCATCTACATTCGGAAACATCACTGCACCACCCCAATCACAATAAATTTTTGATTATCGGAATATGGAAGTAATACAACTTCTTTATTTAAATTAATGTACACGCCGTTCTCATCCGTTGCTTTCAACGGAATACATAATCGGATATGTGTATCATTAAGAATTACTTTTTCATTTATTCGTATTTTAGTGTCCGGCAAGTCTATGACCGTTCCGAACATTGGTGTATATCCATCACTGTTTTCCCGATCCTTAAATAGCTTTGCAAGTTCAGATACTCCGTTCATTATGACCACCTCCTAAAATTGGGTATAGAAAAAGACGAACACAACGGTTCGTCTTAATAGTTTATTAAAGCATCTACATTTCAATATAGATTTTCCTCACAAGACAATTACTTTTTTTTATCTTTCTCTTGAGTAAGATATTCGGTTAATTTATTTGATTCCCATAATTTTTCAAAATAATCAGCATAAGTTTTAAATCCTTTCCCGCCTTTAATAAATTTATAAGTAATGGTTTGTTGGCTTTCATATCCATGCCAATAAGGACCTATATATATAACATCATCAACTCTCCAATAGAAATCCAATGTCATCGATGAATATCCCTTAACAATAATTTTACCCTTAGAACTCTGTCCGTTTAATTTATCTGCCCATTTAACCAGAGCATCAATTGAATCCTTAATATTTTTATTTTCCTCCTCTATCTCTCTTGCAATCACAAATTCCGAATTAGGATTCATAGTTAAAATTCGATAATTAACACCTTTACGCAATCTGGCAAGAATTTGTTTTTCGGTATGTGTAGTACGGTAGGAACGTAACCCAAAAGCAACAATATCTACCTGACTTTTTGCATGTTCCATTTCTATTTCACAATCACTATTTATCTCAGCACGTGTTGATGTAATCATTTTCAACTTCCATCCAGATAATGGGTCATAACTTTGTGCATCAACTAAAAATGCATTAAGCAAAATTACAAGTGCAGATGCAATTAGTGAACACCCAATGCTAATCCAAACCATTGAACGTGTTTTCCACCAAATAAGATCACAAATAATCAATACTATTCCAAGTAGCAATACAATAAGCCCAGTAATAATTGACTTCAAATTATACTTTTTCATTTTAATTTTTCTCCTATTTTACATTTTTGTCATATATATCTTCTTTAAAAGAGCAACATTTAATCTTTTTTTAGTTTTGTTTCTACCAAAATATTTTTTCAAAAACACTTTTTACTTTACACATTTTTTAGTGTAGCACAATAATAAGAAAAAGTCAATTCTTATCCGATAAATAAAATGCTTTTTTTCAATGACTACTCAAAGAAACTTTATATCTCTTATCATCACACAATTTTTTTCAAATCCAATTTAACATAATGTATACCCTTCTTTATGCTATGACCACTGCTTTCAATTACATAGTTATGTCCATTCACCGGAATAACATATCCTGCTCTTGTGTAGCTATTTATATCCTCGATTATTTCAAAAGAGTATGTTTCCTTCAGTTTGTTTAATTCTGCAAGGTTCTGTGTTGCCACAGTATTAGCATTTTCCTTTTCTGGGTCAATCTTTATAACTTCCTGCAGCAAACCATATTTCGATATGCTATCCTCATCACGAAGAACCTTCTGAACTGTATACTTTTCATCCTTTTCGGTTATGACCTTTATGCTGTTCTTCATTTCTTCCATGCTCACCGAATGACTCTCTATTCCCCTTAAGGAAACAGAATCAACACTCTTGGTGTTAGGAGATAACTTGAAATTCGGTTGTATAACTATTTCTCCAATCTTGTACACCCTCAAACCATAAGCCGTAATATCATAGTTATATCCACCACCGCAAAGTGTCAAAATATCCGATATTATTTCAGAGATTGTTTTATCAAAATATATTTTCGTTATGAGCTGATTTAATTCCGGGATTATATGGATCGGAATATTAAAATCAGCACACACCTTTGTTATCGCCTTATATGCAGGCATTGAGTTAAACTGATATGTTTCCTTTGATTTATTTAAGTACCACCCAAAATCCGCTACAGTATATTTATTTACTTTAGGATTCCCATCATCAACAGAGAGTATTATTCCACGAAACATCTCATCAAAGGTATACATCCTGACAATATTCCCTGCTTGAGGTACATAGATATTCGTATGCCTTACATCGCTTTTTGGAGTTTCAAAGCTTAATGTTGTGGATATTTCTGCAAGGGTATTTTGCCATGATAAATTGCCAACTGCAGCGGTCATATCAACATTATCAACTACAAATTTCATCCCGTGTTCACCAACTTAAACTCTGACAGGGTAATTGAATA